ATTTAGCATTTATGCGATTTCAAGACTTGGTTCAACTATTGCTGAAGGCAGGTTACGGCGATATTCAGCAAGATTCGGTAGAATTAGAGCCTGAACGATGTACGCAATGTGGATCGTGGAAGCTAAAGGAAGTCCCATGCCGGACATGCGAGAAGGCCACTAATGCCGATTTATGAGTTCGAATGTACCAACGAAGACTGCGAAGCTAATTTGCGGTACGAGAAGGAGTTATCCATCCATGAACCCCATTCAGTCACATGTCAGTTCTGCCATAGCAATATGCAGAAGATTTATAGCGTTCCTAGTATCCAGTTTAAGGGTTCAGGGTTCTATTCAACAGACAATTAGGGAGCAATAAATGGAAAGACCAAAGAATGACGAGTGTTACACGCCCAACTGGGTATTCGAGGCCATGGGGCTTAAGTTTGACTTGGATGTAGCTGCACCCATAGATCGTACGCAAGTATCTGTTCCCGCTGACAGGTTTTACACAGAGGCTGACAATGGTCTTGCTCTTCCATGGGAAGGTCGTGTATGGATGAATCCGCCATTTTCAAAGATTACACCTTGGATCCATAAGTTCCTAGAACATGGCAATGGCGTGTGTCTTGTGCCTTTATCTAGCAATGGAAAATGGGTTAATGAATTGTGGAGCAGTGATGCAGCAGTAACCTATTTGCCAGCCAATATGGCTTTTGTAAATCGTAATGGTGAATCAATTAAACACAGATGGAGATGCTCAATGTGGGCGTTAGGAGCTGAAAATGTTGAAGCACTTAAAGGGATTAGCAAGGTTAGATAATTACACACAGCCTGTGGATAACTTTGCACAAAGGTTAACTGTACGCTTAAGACACGCCGATGTTATACACATGCTTGACCTGCTGAGTACACTCTTGGCTAGAGCCTCCAAAGGCTCAGGGCGGGCGCCTAAGCGCATAGCCCGCCCGGTAGCAATCGTTATTGGGATATCTCTATCTATGCAGACTACTGCAGTAGGGATAGGCTCAATAGATCCATATTATGATTTACATTCATTAGCCAATTATCAATTAACGGATAAACAATACGATTGTCATAACGACATAGTCTTTAGAGAATCATCATTTAGAATCCATGCTCGTAATGGATCACATCATGGCTATTACCAGATAAGGAATGAGAAGCTGATAGATGCTCCTTATGACTATCAATTCTACTTCTATTGGAAGTATGTCCAGCATCGCTATGGAATCACACAGTATGATGAGCCTGATTACTGCAAGGCGTTACATCATCTAAAGACTCGAGGTTGGCAGTGAGAGGCTTACTGTGTTGGCTGCTTGGTCATGACTACAAGCACATCAACTATGCCTCAATCAGTTATGCATATTGTGACCATTGCCTAAAGAGTATCTATGTCAAAGCTTAAGCAGTCAGGTAGTACATCCGCTTGGCGTAAGCTGAGAGAGCAAGTTATTAGACGTGATGGATGTTGCCAGCAATGTGGCACAGAGGAACGCCTTAGCGTTGATCACATAGTGCCAAGGACATTAGGTGGGTCAGATTCATTGGATAACCTGCAAGTATTATGCTCATCATGCAATAGTGCTAAGGGGGGTAGGTTTTTTGATAGGGCAAAGACACCCCCGACCCTTCCTGTTTCTTTTTACCCCAAAAACGCCTCAACAAGTCATTATCGGCTTGAATCGGATGAGAACCAGTCATGACGGCTGAAAACGTCTCAGATGGGCTGCAAACGGCTGAGGTAGGGGTAACAGAAGTAAGATATGGCTCACAAACGCCTAGAGTCCGCTCTAAGCCTAGCGATTTACCCACTCGAGGCGATGAGATGGTTCAGTTCTGCATCGACATCGGCTTCCCGCTCTTACCTTGGCAGGAACAGTTGGCTCGAGACTGCCTGAGATACAAGCCAGATGGCAGGTGGCTACATCCGCTAATCGGCATCATGCTTCCAAGACAACAGGGCAAATCGACATTCATGGCGCTTCGAATCTTATTCGGAATTTATGTGCTGGGTGAAAAGATGCATTTGGCTACAGCTCATAAGTTAACTACCTCATCAGAAATCTTCTTTAAGGTCTCAGAGATTATCGAGAACTCCCAAGTGCTGCTAGATAACTTTGCTAAAAAGTACGAATCTAAAGGATCGCAGGAGATTCGGTTTAAGAATAAGGCTCGCTACCTAATCAGAGCCGGTAATTCAGCTGCTCGAGGTATCGCAGCGCCGGATGTAATCCATATTGACGAATTGCGTGAGTTCGATACAGAAGATGTCTGGTCATCGATGCGATTTACCCAGATGAGTAATCCCAACCCGCAGGCCTATGTTTATTCCAACGCAGGCCATGCCAATTCGGTTCTATTGCACAAGTTTCGAGAGCGAGGCCTTGCAGCTAGTGAGGGAGCCGATGATTCTATTGGCTGGTTCGAATGGAGCGCCGAGCCGGGCGCCGAGATAACCGACAAAGAAGCCTGGTACCAAAGTAATCCCAGCCTTGGTCACACAGTCCATGAGGACAATATCAAGGACAGCCTTTCGGATCGTGAGGACATTTTCCGCACCGAGATATTGTGTCAATTCGTAAGCATGATAAATCCCGTTATTTCAGAAGCCGAATGGAAGAAGTGCAAGGTCGATAACCTGCCTCAGCTCGATGTAGAAGTCGATACTTGGATGGCAATAGATTTAAGCCCGGACAGAAAGCATGGGTCGCTCGTTGCAGGCCAGCGCATCGATGGAGATAGGTTCATGGTCAGCCTTCTTCATACTTGGTTTAACCCAGTTAACCTTGATGATAAAGAAATGGCTAACGATATTGCTTACTGGGTTCGCAAATTTCCAGTTAATGCCGTTGCCTATAGCAAGTCCACAGCCTCAGCAGTTGCAGCGCGTCTAGCGCCTGCCGGAATCCCTATCCATGAGATTACAGGTCAGGAATATCAACAAAGCTGCGATGAATTCGTCTCAGCGGTTTCTAGCCTTCGCCTTGCTCATTCGGATCAAGAGGAATTAACAAAGCAAGTTCTGAGCGCCGTTAAATTGACTCGCGGTGATGGCGGTTGGGTCATGGGTCGTAAAGCTTCTGGAATTGTCTGCGGTGCAGTTGCTTCAGCGATGGTCACTCACTTTGCGACACGCGCTGAGTCAGAGGTTGACATTCAGATAGGGTAATGTCTAGGCAATAGCGTATAATATGTCCAATGGGAATCCGGGACATCTTTACATCATCTAAGCCAGCAATCGAGATTACAGTCGATGCGGCTTCAACCCCTGCGCCGTTTAATAACACAGCGTCATTCAATCCTTTCGTATTTACACAATCAGTAGCCAGCCGTCAACAGGCCATGGCTGTCCCAACCATCGCTCGCGCTAGAAATATTATCTGCTCGACTCTTGCAGCTTTGCCTTTGGAGCAATATTCAAAGGTTGATGGATCGCACATGGGAACCCCGGCGGTTATCAATCAGCCAGACCCACGCGTTCCTGGTTCTGCTATCTATGCCTGGCTTGCGGAAGACATTCTTTTTCATGGTGTCGGGTATGGTCAGGTTCTCGAGCAATATGGCGAGACCGGAAGAGTTCGTGCATGGACTCGCATTGCTCCAGATCGCGTAACACCAAAATTAAATAATAACCAAACTGAAATCGTTGGCTATCAAGTCGATGGTTCAGTAGTTCCAACCGCAGGCGTTGGTTCTCTTGTCGTATTTTATGGACTTGATGAAGGTTTACTGAATCGCGCTGGCCGCACAATTCGCGCAGCACACGCATTAGAGCAAGCCGCCGAAACTTTTGCTAAGGAGCCAGTACCGCTACAGGTTCTTAAGTCCAATGGCACTAACCTTCCAGCAGAGCGCATTTCTAAGTTGCTCGAGTCATGGAGAACTGCTCGCCTTACTAAATCGACAGCGTTTCTTAATGCCGATGTTGAATTGCAGGCGTTGGGCATCGATCCAGCCAAATTACAGCTGAACGAAGCTCGTCAGTACGTCGCGTTGGAATTGGCTCGCGCCTGCAACCTTCCTGCCTACTTTGTAAGCGCCGAAGCATCGAGCATGACTTACTCCAACAGCGTTTCAGAGCGTCGCTCTCTTATCGACTTCTCCATGAAGCCAATCCTTGCAAGTATTGAACAGCGTTTATCTATGCCGGACTTTTGCCCTTCAACCGGAGAAATTCGTTTTAGCCTGGACGAGTTCCTACGATCAGATGCGCTACAGCGCGCCCAAGTATATGAAATTCTTAATCGAATCGGTGCTATGAGTGTCGAGCAGATTAGAGAAGAAGAAGATCTAATTGATAACAAGGAGAACCGATGAAGATAACTATGCCATACGCTATTACAGCGGCGGATACAGAGTCTCGCATCATTGCAGGCCGCATCGTGTCATGGAACGCTGAAGGCAGCACATCAGCCGGGCGCACTATGTTTAAGGAAGATTCCATCACCATGGCTAAGAACATCAAGCTAGTGCTTCAACATGATGTTACAAGACCGCTTGGAAAAATGGTCTCATTTGAACAAGATGCTACAGGTATCACGGCAGAATTTCGTATCGCTAAGACAACAGCCGGCAACGACGCTCTCGAGGAAGCCGCTACTGGGCTTCGTTCAGATTTCAGCGTCGGCGTAGATGTTGCAGAGTGGGATAACGAAGATGGCGTTATGGCTATCAGTTCATCCAATCTTATTGAGGTCAGTTTGGTCACAGACGGAGCAATACCCGGAGCCGAAGTCGAAAAAGTCGCGGCTGAGGACACACAAGTTTCTGCGCCATCGCAGGAAGAAACACAATCAACCACAGAAGGAGAACAAGTGTCAGACACTACCAATCCAGATGTCGCTCCTGCCGCTGAATCGGTAGAAGCTGCACGAGTTGAAGTTAAGGCTGCAACAGCACCTTACATCTCAACTACTGTTCGTAACCCAATCGTTGATAAGGCTTCTTATCTCGAACACTCAGTCCGCGCCTCACTAGGCAACGACCAATCAAAGATGTATGTTGCAGCAGCAGCAGACACAACAGACAACGCTGGACTCGTTCCAACACGTCAGTTAACAGAAGTCATCAATGGCATCTCAAACGCAGATCGTCCGTTTATTGATAGCATTTCGACAGGCGCTTTGCCAGATGCAGGTATGACTTTCGAAATCCCAAAGATTACAGTTGCTCCAACAGTTGCAGTTGCATCTGAAGGCGGCGCACCATCTGAGACAGACCAAAATGCAGCGTTCGTTACTGTAAATGTCCAGAAGTTCATTGGCCGTCAGACATTTTCGCTTGAGCTATTAGATCGCAGCTCACCAGCGTTCTTTGCTGAACTCGTACGCCAAATGGAATACGCATACGCAAAGGCTACAGACGTAGCAGTTGGAACCGCGCTAATCAACGGCGGAACAGACGGCGGAAACCGCGCAGCACTCACAACAGGCGCTCTAGTATCTGATTTCGTATCAGATGCAGCAGTTTCTATCTACAAGGGAACCCTTGGCTTTGCAGAGAACATCGTAGTTTCTCCAGAACAATGGGGCGCTTTGATGGGCTTGGTAGATTCTTCAAATCGTCCAATCTTCCAGCAGACAATCAACCCTCAGAACGCTGGCGGAACTTTGACAGCTACCGCAGTTCGCGGGAACCTTCTCGGTCTCAACCTTCGCGTATCACGCGCACTTACAGATGCATCAGGTCTTGGCGACAACACACTTATCGTTGTAAACCCAGATTCATACACATGGTACGAAAGCCCACGCCTTTCACTTCAGACAAACCTCATCTCAACAGGTCAGGTTGAAGTTGGATACTACGGCTACGGCGCAATCGCTACCAAAATCGGTGCAGGCTCTTACCGCTACATGGTTGCATAACCAATAACTAATCATGGGGGGGTTGCTGCTCCCGGTGGCTCCCCCAGTCGTTTAATAGAAAGGATGTAGAGATGGCTTCAATAGTTACAGTTGCAGAACTAAGGTCTATTCTTGGTGTCTCTACATCCCTCTATAATAACGCGTATCTAACCGATGTAATTGATACAGCTGAGGCAGTTATCTTGCCTATGTTGGTTAAGTACTCAAGCCCTATCGATGTAGTGGCCCTTCAAGATAACATTGCAACATATTATGTCCTAGGCGATAATAACTTTTCAGCGGGTCAGAGCGTAGTCATTACTGGCGTAGGCTCCCCATTTAACGGCACTTTTACAATCCTAGAATCTAGCAACCTCGATTACGATTCATTCGTTCTACGATCCAACTCACGCATATTTTTAGATGGTTCTTACAGAGAATTTAACGGCTTTTTTACAGTAGCCCTAACTAACGCCGACATTACAGAGCGCAAGGTAATTCCATCAGGCTTGGCCACACTATCTGGCGCAGCTACTTATGTAGGAAACAGCGCGGTAGAATCAGCAGTCCTAGCCGTATCAGTAGAAGTATTCCAGTCTCGCATCGCTCCAGGTGGACAAATCGAGGGAATCGACTTTACCCAAGTAAGCCCATACCGCTTAGGCCGTAGCCTCTTTAATCGAGTGTCAGGACTTCTCGGAGCGTTTATCGACACCGATTCAATGGTGCAGTAATGCCTAACACAATCCTCGACACAGTTCGCCAGCCCCTAGCCACAGCCTTTGCTAGCGTTGCAGGCAACGTCTATGCCTACGTCCCCGAAGCTCCTATGGTGCCATTCGTGGTGACAGTCCCGGATTCTCCTTATCTGGAGATGGAAACTATTAACGGCTCAACGCTGCACATTAAAGTTAATCTTGTCATCTCAGTAGCGGTTGCCTACAACAGCAATCCCGCATCGCTCGACAATCTCGAGCAGCTCGTCATAAGTGTTCTGAAGGTAATCCCAGTTGGGTACATCGTCGGAGCGGTTGAAAAACCAACAGTAACTCAAGTTGGCCCTTCCAATGTTTTGGTGGCTGATATCAGAGTTTCTACCTACTATACACAAACAAACTAAAGGAAAATAATATGGCAACTGTAGTAATCACAGGTCGCGATATTTCTCTATCTTTCACAGGTGGAACAGATATCGAGGCACAGGCAACCAACGCAGTATTAACAAAGGTTCTAGATCGTCAGACCTATCAAACACTCGATGGCGAGGCTTACAAGACAACCAACGTCACAGCGACATTCCAGCTCGATATGCTTGCAGACTGGGGCAAGGCTAACTCAGTATGCGAAGCGCTCTGGACAGCATGCGACTCAGCACCAGACACAGATATCACCATCAGCCTTACAGCTGCTACAGGTGCAGTCTTCTCATTCCCAATCAAGCCTTCTTACCCAACAGTAGGTGGCGCAGGCATGGATGCACAGACTGTCTCCTATACTTTCCTTGTGTCAAACGGCGCGGTCACAGAGACCTTCAGCTAAAAAATAGAAACGGGAGCAAACAATGCAACAGCAGATAACAATTAAATATACAGATGGATCCGAAACCACTTACATGGTTCGTCCTCCAGATTACGCCCGCTGGGAGATGACAACTAAAAAGGTCATCGCTCAGTTCGGCGGAATGTGGGACATTCTTTATGTCGCTCACAGCGCCATGAAGCGTGATGCAGGCGGGAAGCCAACCAAGCCGCTTGAGGTCTGGATGGAATCAGTCGCAGACGTCGAAGTAGGTGAAGGAGACCCAAAAGCCATCCAAGAGGAAGCGTAAGCCGACTCTTGGTGGAACTGGCAATAGCCACACATATCCCTATGGATCAATGGCAAACTGCCGAAGACATTCTTACAGCTGTAGAGATATTGGAGCAGAGAAATGGCAAGTGAACTCGTAGCACTTGACCAGACTGAACTGCGCCAAGTGTTTAAGGCGCTTAAGAATATGGGTGAAGAAGCCAACGATGAGGCCAAGCGTCAATCAGGCGCTTTGGCTGAATTCGCTAGAGCAGAAGTTATCCAGAAGGCAAGGTCGCTACAAAGTAGCAAAGTTGCTGGACGTATCGCAGATGGTTCTAGGGTTAAGAAGTCCAGCCGCATTGGTGAGATTACTTATGGCTTTGCTTCTCAGAAGTTCTCAGGTGGGGCGACCACTAGAGATATCTGGGGCGGTTCAGAATTCGGATCGAATAAGTTTAAGCAATTCCCGGTGTGGTCAGGCCGTCAAGGTCGAGGCTCTAAGGGTTGGTTTATCTATCCAACGCTTCGCAGGATTCAACCTGAGATAGTTGCTAGATGGACTGAATCATTTACTAAAGTATTGAAGGAGTGGGGCTAATGGCAACAGGTACAAGAGCGTTAACGCTTAAGCTCCTTGCTGATGTTGATAACTTCACTAAGAATCTTAAGACAGCCGATAAAGATGTTTCTACCTTTGGGGATAAAGTCTCAGACTTTGGCAAGAAGGCTGGGCTAGCCTTTGCAGCAGCAGGAGCCGCAGCCGTAGCCTATGCCGGCAAGTTAGCCATCGATGGCGTTAAGTCAGCCATTGAAGATGCCGCAGCGCAGACCAAGTTAGCCCTTACTCTTAAGAACGTCACAGGCGCTACAGAAGCCCAAATATCAGCCACAGAAGATTACATAACCAAAACTTCACTAGCCGTAGGCATTACCGATGATGAACTTCGACCATCCCTAGAGCGTTTCGCTCGGGCTACCGGCGATTTAACTAAGGCACAAAAGTTACAAGCCGTAGCCATCGATGTTGCAGCAGGATCAGGCAAGTCTCTTGAAACTGTAACCAATGCCATGGCAAAGGCAGCAGAAGGCCAGACAGCATCGCTTGCTAAATTGGGTATTGGCCTTACAGCCGCTCAGCTTAAGACCATGGACATGGATGCCATTACTGCAAAGTTGGCGGATACTTTCGAAAACCAGGCTTCAGCCAAGGCAGATACATTTCAAGGCAAACTAACCAGGTTGCAGATAGCCTTTGATGAAGGCAAGGAAACAGTAGGGGCTTTCATCCTTACCGCCATTACCCCGCTAGTCGAATTGATTGTAA